CAGAAGATAAAAAAATAAAATCAAAAAATATAGAAACAAACATTGATAATGTATTTACACGAGAAATCAGCAGTTTCAAGACTAATAAAGAAATATTTTATAATGAGTTAAAGTGAGTGTAAGTGAGGTTTAAATAATGCTTTTCAAAACAATTGAATTAAACATACATGATTTAAATTTAAAAAGTGTTAAAGATGCTATTAATGATATAATCTATAAAAAATATTGGGATAAAAAAAGAGAAGATTATGAAACTTCCGTACAAATGAATCATCGTATAACTTGGATAAATAATGATTTTTGTACATTACGAGACCTTGCGGAAATAAATAATACTACAAAATCATATTTAGAAAATATTTCTGCTAATGTTTGTTGGTTAGATATTAAACATGATTTATTGATTTTGTATGATAAACGAGATGAATTAGAACGAGAGGAAGAAAGAATAAATGCAGTTAATACACAAATTGAAACTTGGAAGCAGAGAATTGGTAGTATTAGATATGATTTAAATAAATTAGCAATTAGAAAAAAAGAAATTTATGATTTAATTAATAATACTAATGATGAGAAAAAATTAAAAAGATTATATAAAGAATTAGAAAATATAGGGAATAGAGAATCACAATTAAATAAAGATATGGATACTGCACAGAAAAATCAGAGAACTGCATTATGTTTAACTAATAATTATAAGGACACTACTCCAGATAAATTGGAATTAGAACAAAAAGGTGAATTAAACTTAAATGCAAAAGTAACTGGTGATTTAACATTAGCAGAAGAAGAAGCCAAAGCCGATGAATATTTTAAACAATTAGAAAAAGAAATGCAATTAAAAGGCAAAATATAATGGACATTACAAACACTACAAACTGGAAAAAAATATGGGAAGAGCAAAGAAACCATTTCTATGCCACTATTTACAATAACTATTTCATACCCGAGAAACCATTCGGAAAACAAGTTAAATTCCTTATTTACCAATCAGAAGAAATGTTATTCGGTGGCAGAGCCGGTGGTGGGAAAAGCAGTAGTCTTTTAATGTCTGCTTTACAATATGTTGAGGAAAAACATATTCCGGAAGGCGAAAACAAGTTAAACTATAATGCACTTATTATCCGTAGAACTTTGGAAGATTTGGATATGCCAAATGCGATAATGGATAGGGCTAAACAATGGTTATTACCAAAAGAAGATAGTGGTTTGGTTGTTTGGAAAGAACAGAAGAAAAGATTTATTTTTAGTAGTGGTGCGACATTAACTTTTCGGTATTTATCCCACGATAAACATTTAAACAGTTATCAAGGTGCAGAGTTGCAATTTGTTGGTTTTGATGAATTAACACAGTTTCCGGAGAACCAATATAATTACTTGCATTCAAGACTTCGTAAACTTGAAAATAATGACATACCTATTCGTATGCGAGGTGCTTCAAATCCGGGAGGTATAGGACACGATTGGGTTAAAAAACGATTTGTGGATAAGAAAAGTAGGTTGCCGTTTATTTCTTCTGCTTATACTGATAATATGTATTTAAATCACGAAGAATATTCAAAGCAGTTGGATAAACTTGATGAAGTAACCAGACAACAATTAAAATACGGTAACTGGGACATCATAATAAAAGATGGATTATTAATGAACATCGACCAATTTAACAACAGTAAAATACCGTATGTTATGTTTAAGGATTGGAATCCTGTTTATTGTGCTATTGGTATTGACCCCGCAAGTACGGGTACTGATAAATTCAGTATGGCTTGTTTATGTTATTTTGATAATAATATGTTGGGTTTAGTGGATTTGTATAGTACACCATCTGCTTCACCGGAAGAGGATTTACGGGATTTCCTTATTCGTAATCGTAGATATATGCCTCGTGTTGTTAATTTTGAACGGGAAGCAGGTTCATCAAGTCATTATGCTTTGCAATACTGGGAAGATATTCTCGCTGATTTGATGGTGGATATGGGTTTTTATGTGAAAGATACAACTGCTTCCAGTACCGGCAGCAAATATAATCGTGCTTATCCACATGCTTATCATATAAGGAATGGAGGTATGTTTGTTAATGCTGATATTAGGAGTTATAGTGTTGGTGGGGAGTTGTATTCGCCGGTGGATAGTCTTGGTCGGCAGTATGTTTATTTGCATCCGGATAAGGAGGTGATGAAGGAGTATCCTTCGCCTGATGAGTGTGATAGTGTGGGTTATGCTTTTAGTGAGGTTGCGGGTGTTGTTGGTGGTTTGGGTGTTTCTGCTCCTTGATCTATTTTTTTTTTAATTTTAGGAGTAATACTTTTTATGGTGTTTTGTATTACTGTTTTTGTTTTTATCTATTATGATTGTTTTATTAAGTTATATAATTATATAATTTATTTAAGATTGTTATATAACTTATATAATTATATTATTTAATAAGAAGGGGGTTAAACTATATTTTCATCATATAGTAATACTTTTTATGGTGTTTTGTATTACTGTTTTTGTTTTTATCTATTATGATTGTTTTATTAAGTTATATAATTATATAATTTATTTAAGATTGTTATATAACTTATATAATTATATTATTTAATAAGAAGGGGGTTAAACTATATTTTCATCATATAGTAATACTTTTTATGGTGTTTTGTATTACTGGTTGTGGTTTTGTATATAGAGAAACAATTATTAAGTTATATAATTATATAATTTATTTAAGATTGTTATATAACTTATATAATTATATTATTTAATAAGAAGGGGGTTAAAGTAGTTACAAGAATAATAAGTAATACTAATAATAAATAAAAGTATTACTTAATTAATAATAATATAATAAATAAATAAATAAATAATAAAAACCATAAACTATATATACTATAAAATCTAATTATTATATATAGAAATACAAAGGTGATTTATTATGAAATTAAACCGTGAAAATCAAAGAAAATTAATTGAATTAAAAAGCACATTAAAAGCACAGAGAAATGTTGAAATCACAGATGAAGATATGATAATTACTGATGAAGATTTAAATGAAAGTATTGAATTAATATAGGGGGAATAAAATATGAACGAAACTATTATTGAATTTGAAGTAACCTACAAAGAAAACTGCATCAGCGGAAACATGAACATAAACGAAGCAGATGATGAAAAACCATTAAACTTCTATGAATATAATAACGAGGAACAAAAACAATTCCCACACAACCCATATGATACCGATAGTGAAGAATGGGTTGATTATGAATTATTAAAAGAAACAATATCCACCAATCCATTATTCATACAATATTTGGTGGATTTTGCAGAGGAAAATAAGAGTATTGTTCTTGATACTCGTACTGATGATAATATTATTCTTAATATTAATGAAGGAGCAAAAATGGAATGTGAAATCAAAGAAACATACGATTTCAAAGGAGATTATGTTGTTGAAATTGTTCCAGTATTTAATGGTGAGAAAATCGATTTAGTACAATATATGGGTGAAATGAATGAGATATTTGACCCGTGGGATACAAATGGTTTTTGTGAAATTGAAAATAGGTGTATCTATTTTGAAATTAGTAAAGATTACTATGATGCTGATTTAAAAGAAGATGTGCTTAATGATATTAACGAAGAAGCAAGGAGAATCTTTGCAAGAGCATTAACAAGAGAATTAGGAATTTATTCAAAATATGGGGAAGTGATGGAGCAAGCATTAGATGACCATTACGAAAATGGCTGGTTGTTTAAATTATCTCAAATGGTGGATAAATCTGATAAAGAGTTAGATGCTTTTTTAAGATATGAAGGATACATTGATGATGAACTATGATTTAATTGAATAAACTTTTTATTATTTTACTACTATCATCATCAACTTTTATTTTATTTACTCTTTTTTTTAATTATTTTATACTCACTATTATAAACTATCTTATTTTAACTATTTAATATATATTAAACAATAAGAAAATAAATTCCTTATTGAAATAATATATATCTGGATAATAACATCATCAAACCTTTAAATAGGTGACACAAAGTAAAGCAGGATTATATAACCCTGCTCCAATAATACATTCTATTCTGCAACCAATATAAAAATACCGTTTTTTTTATAAAAACACCTCCCAAAAAACCACCACCATAATTATTAGAGTATACAATGAAGAACACACAAAAAAAATAATTTTGTTCTTCAAAAAAATGAATGTGAGTTAAAAAAACATGGAAATACAAGGACTGCATAAAATAAACCCCCAACATTCTATAAACAAAGCAGAACAACAAAAACTATTACAACCCCGTAAAACAAAAAAAACAAAAGACACAAACACGGGAATAATAATATACCCCTTTTTAAATGTTAGCATCTGCGACAACCTAATACTACAATCCCCAACCTTACAAGTAAATATTGAAACACTATCAGAAGATGTAGTATTAAACAATATTAACACCGATGAAGAAAAACCGGAAATAAACGATTTCTGGGAAAACAACCTCGATAGTCTCTGCGACACCTATAAAGATTATATTAGTTACGGATTTGGTGCAGCGGAAATATTATACGATACCGAACACAATCCAGTTGAATTAACTGTAATCCCTGCGGATACAGTAACTATACATAAAAAAAAGAAATACATTGACGGTAAAGAACAAACCTATTATTATGCAGTCCAATCCATCACAGCAGAAAAAGATGTAACATTACGATTAAGCCACCTCGAATATCCAGAAGAAGATAAGGATTTACCGGTTTGTTTGTGGTTAGGTGGAGGTCGTAAAAGTGATTTCTATGATTACCCATTATGGTTAAGTGCCTTTAATCATATTAGTGCAAGTGTAACCCTTGATTTATTGAATAATAAGAAATTAAATGAAGGAAACCTAATGTCTGGTGTGCTTGTAATCAAAAGACCACCGGTAATATTAAATGCTGATGGAGATGAACAAGTACAAGACACACTTGAAGACAAAATGATGGAAAAAGGCAATGGAATATTCACATTAGAACTAACCAGTCTAAACAAAGATATCCCGTTGGAAGTTGATTATATCCAAATAAATGAGTCTAATTATGAATACTTAAATAGTATGGCGGAAACTGCTGATTTAAAAATAATGAGTATTTTTAAAATACCGGAAGCAAGATTGCTCCGCGATACCAGTACGGAATCTATGAATAGTAATAAAACTGCAACATTATATAAGATTTATACTATTGAGTTAAATAATAGGCAAAGGATATTAGAGAAGTATATTAACAGGTTTAATAAATCTTATTTTGAGTTTAATGGTAAATTACAATTAGAAACTCCGGTATTTGATGAAGAGATTGAAACACAAATAAATAATTTAATATTAGTGTTTAATAATGGTTTAATTACATTAGGCGATGCTATAAAACAATTAAATAATATTTTACCGGAATTAGAGTTGGATACGGATAATTTAAATAGTCCAGTATACGAGGAAAGATATTATAATGGAAATCCATTAGGATTAAACTCTGATATAACTAATATTAATCCAGTAACAAGCATTGGTGATTTTATTGAGATGGAGAAAATCAATCAAGTATTTTCAAGAGAAAACACGGATTGATAAAGCAATAAATAGTGATGCTGCATATCAAATTCAAGTATATAACAATATGAAGATAGATGAATATGTGCAGAACTGGAATAATGATGAACCAACAATTAAACCATCAGAATCATTATTATGGGCAGAATTAACCGTATTAAACAAACCAGAAGTATATCGTAACTATAATCGTATAATACAATCACCATATACCAGTAATAAGAATTTCCAACAAATAATAATCCGCAACCGTGCCAATAAAGATTTAAACCGTATAGTTGAAGCAGAAGTTGAAAGAATTGTTAAAAACTTGAATTATGTGGAACAAGTATTAAAAAAATACGATATACCACAAAAAGAGTATGAGCGATTATTAAACGAACAAAAGAATCATAGTCTTGCTAATAGGCAACAAATACTAAAAGAAGTTGCTGTGAAACAAAATGAATTATTGGTTAGTGAAGGATTAAACATTAACAATAATGTTTTTAGTTATCGTGATATTGAACGAACCGCAGAAAACTTACTCCGACAATCACAAATGCAAAGTCAACATGATTTAATTAATGAAATAAATCGTAATGCGGAAGATGAGGGTAAAACAAAACCATACACCAATAAACAATGGATTTGGACTGGTCGTGGAGATACTACAAGGCATGAATCCAGTAATATGCAAAAAAGAAAAATTAACGAACCGTTTATTGTGATAAATGATGCTACATTAGCGGTTGATGAATTAATGTATCCATCAGATCCAGCAGGTAGTATTGGTAATACTTTTATTTGTTATTGTGAAGTAGAATACTCATAAAAATATTTTATTTTATTTTATATAGCATGGTGTAATCTTTTTTGTAGGTTTAAGTCCTACCACCATGAATACATAAAAAAAAGAGAAAGGACAATTAGAATGGAAAACGAAGTCTATATAACCGGTGTTGTAATCCCAAACGGGGTAGCAGACCACGAAGGCGATTTACTAAACAAAAAAGATATTCTAAAAATATTCACAAAATATCTTGACCGAGAAACCGACACTATGCACAGTTACATAAAAAATAAAGGTGTAGATGTGTTGGCGAACTGGATTAGTGAAACCGACCAAAAAATAAGTGGTAAAAATGCCCCTGCGGGTTCATGGTTATCAACACTTCGTGTAACCAACCCTGAAATAATCAAATCCATAAGAGAAGGTAAAATAACTGGTTTAAGTCTTGGAAGCATACCAGAATATGCCTTAAAACAAAAATTTTGGTTTATAAACAAATCAATAACATATAGTGATTTAAACGACATTGACGAAGTCATACCCATTTATATTTCATTTGTAGATAAACCAAGCAATGGATATAGATTTGAAGTTGTAGATTACAACACTTATATTAATAAAAATCGTAGTGATGATAAAATGGTAGAACAAACCACAGAAATTAAAGAAGAAACCGTATCAATAAATGCAATTGGTAAAATTGCAGAAATATTTGGTATAAATAAAGCAGAATCCGAACCAGTTAAAGAAGAAACTGAACCGGTAAAAGAAGAAAAAACCGATGATATTTCTAATAAAGAATTATTAGAAAAAATCCCTACTGCTGTGGAAACTGGAATGTTATCAGCATTTGAAAAAATGCAAGCAAATCAACCAACAGTAGATAAAAAAGAGGATACCGAACAAGAAGGGGGAGAAAAACCCTCCGAAGAAGAACCGGAAAAAGAAGAACCAAAAATCGATAAATCCGAAACCGAACCGGTAAAAGAAAAAATCGAAAATGCACAAATTAACAAAAGGCAAACTGAAAAAACCGAGAATGTTGAAGTGCCTAATGTTAATACTAATTTCTATAAAAAATCCGGTCGTGATATGTTCGGATGCAGAAT